GATGCCATAGGTGTTGGTCATTATGCTATTCATAATTGGCACAAGCTGGCTTGACAAGGAGATATGATGGCTGCTAAACTGTATCAGAATGAAAATTGGTTACGTAAAAGATACCATCTGGATAGAAAAAAGCCAGAAGAAATCGCCAAGGAATGCGGCGTAAGCTTGGCTACAATATATTCATATTTAGATAAGTTTAAGTTAAGGAAAAAATAATTGAGTAAAGAGACGGAAGATCAGATTGATCGGGTAGTGGGAGAGATTAAAGATATGCTCATTGCTAAGAACAGAGCATATGGTGATTCTGCCATCGACCCAGTTAGGGTTTTTTCTAAAGCAGATGCTGTAGAACAAATCTATGTTCGTATTGATGATAAGCTTTCACGTGTTAAGCGTGGGCATGAATATCCTGGAGATGATACTATTTCAGATCTTATTGGGTATTTAGTTCTGTTACTTATTGCAAAGGAGAGAGATGAAAAAGTATAGCGATGAAGAGCATTTGTCATTTGATGACATTTTGCTTATTCCACAGAGATCAAATGTAGCAAGTCGTAAAGACGTTAGTTTGCGTTCTACAATTGGAACTGGAACTAAGCGTTCCATTGGCTTGAACCTTCCGCTTATTGCCGCACCGATGGATACTGTGTGTGAGTGGGAGATGGCGGCTGCTATGCGTAAAGCTGGTGGCCTTGGAATTATCCACAGGTATTTGCCTATTGAGCAGCAGGTGGAGCAGGTCAAGCTTGCTGCTGCATCTAGCAGGGTAGTTGGTGGCTCGGTAGGCACTAAGGGAACATTCTTAACAGATGCATCACTTTTGGTAGAGGCTGGTGCTGCATTGATTCTTGTTGATACAGCTAATGGGCATAATGATTATGCGGTCAATGCTGTCAAGCATCTTCGTAATGCCTTTGGTAGAGATCTTCACATTATGGCTGGCAATGTTTCTACGTGGGATGGCTACGCTAGGTTAGCAGATGCTGGTGCAGACTCTGTCAGGGTAGGCATTGGTGGAGGCTCTGCTTGCACTACAAGGGTTGTGAGTGGACATGGTATGCCAACACTAGCATCAATTATGGATATTCGTGCTAACTTCAAATATGGAGATGGCCCAGACATTATTGCTGATGGTGGAATCAGAAACTCTGGGGATGCTGCCAAAGCTCTTGCAGCTGGTGCAAATGCGGTAATGGTTGGAAGAATGCTTGCTGGCACAAAGGAGTCTCCTGGTGAGATTGTGGATGGCCAGAAGGTATTCCGTGGAATGGCTTCGGCAGAGGCACAAGCAGATGGCCTTAAGTCTGTGTCTGGTGTAGAGGGTATTGCTACCACTGTCCCTTTTATTGGCAGCGTAAGCGATGTTCTGGCTGACTTCGAGGCAGGTCTTAAGAGTGCCTTGTCGTATACTGGTGCAGAAGATCTTCTTGACTTCCACAGCCTTAGTGTGTATAATAGAGTATCGAGTAATTCATTAAACGAAACTAAACCACACGCTAAGGAGTAACATTGCGTAAGCGTAAGTCTGTCCCACCACCACCAAGCAAGTTTTTTCGTTTCCCTGAAATCACTGTAGGTAATTTCATTATCGAAAAGGGAGATGTGATTAAGATTGATGGTGAGTGGGGGCAAAGATTTAAGTTTGATTGTCTAGTTACAAATACAGAAACTGGTGCTCAGTGGATCGATTGTTTTGAGGTCCACAAAATGCGAACTGGTGTGCTAAGATCATTTAGGCTAGATAGAGTTAAGCGAATTCCAAAGAGAAGAGGTAAGCGTCGTGTCAAGCGAGGAACAGACAATACAGCATCTTGATGAAGTAAACAAGGTTGTTGGAGAATATCTAAAGGGTAATGACCCTACAAGGATTTCTAAAGAGCTTGCCATTCCAAGAACTAGAGTTGTTACTTTGATTAAAGAGTGGCAAACTATGGCTGCTGATAATACTGCAATTCGTGCAAGGGCTAAAGAAGCTCTTGCTGCTGCAGACGAACATTACAGTAGGCTTATCGCTAAATCCTACGAGGTTATTGATGATGCTGACACTAACGGTGATCTTAAATCAAAGGCTGGAGCAATCAAGCTAGTGATGGACATTGAGTCTAAGCGTATTGAAATGCTCCAGAAAGCTGGTCTGCTTGAAAATAAAGAACTAGCGGAAGAGATGATGGAGATCGAACGTAAGCAGGATATCCTTAAAAAGATTCTTATGGATATTGCTTCTGAGCACCCAGAGGTTAGAGATAAGATTATGAGACGTTTATCTGAGGCTGCTAGCAAAGGGGAAACCATAACGGTGGTTCAGGATGTTTGATGATTTTATTGAAGTCCTAGCCGACAACCCATTTGAAGAAGATCCTGTTGATGTAAAGACTTTCGTGGAGGACGAACAGTTCCTTGGTCAGCCACCACTGTCAGACATACAGTACGATATTGTTTTGGCAATGAGCCAAATCTACAAGCAGGAAGATCTTCAAAGACTGCTTGGTGCAGATGAAGGTTCTAGGTTTTATAAAAAGTATACAAAAAATGAAGTTATTCTGCAGCTAGGCAAGGGTAGCGGTAAAGACTTTGTATCTACAGTAGCTGTAGCATATATTGTTTACAAGCTTCTTTGTCTCAAAGATCCAGCAAGATATTATGGTAAGCCGTCTGGTGACGCTATCGATATTATCAATATTGCTATTAACGCACAGCAGGCGAAGAACGTTTTCTTTAAGGGCTTTAAGACTAAGATTGAAAAGTCACCTTGGTTCGCTGGTAAGTATTATGCCAAGATGGACTCTATTGATTTCGATAAATCGATTACCGTTTACTCTGGTCACTCTGAACGTGAGTCTCATGAGGGTCTGAACCTTCTTGTTGCAGTTCTTGATGAGATTTCTGGTTTTGCTAGTGAGACAAACACTGGTAATGAGCAGGGCAAGACAGCAGATAATATCTATAGGGCATTCCGTGGAACTGTAGATTCACGTTTCCCAGACCTTGGCAAGGTAGCACTACTCTCCTTCCCTCGTTATCCTGGAGACTTTATTTCTACTAAGTATGAAGATGCAATTCTAGATAAAGAGGTTATCCAGAGAAGCCACAAGTTTATTATGAATCCAGATCTTCCAGAAGACATGGAAGGCAATACTTTAGAAATTTCCTGGGACGAAGATCGCATTACTAATTATAAGTATCCTGGAGTGTTTGCTCTTAAAAGACCTACCTGGGAAGTAAATCCTACACGTTCTATCGAAGACTTTAAGCTAGCCTTCTATACGGACCTTGGCGATGCCATGATGCGTTTTGTTTGTATTCCAACCTATGCTTCAGATGCATTCTTTAAGCAGAGGGAAAAGGTAAGAGACGCAATGACTCTTAGAAATCCCCTAGACAATGTTAGAAGATTTGATCCTACGTTTAAGCCAGATCCAGATAAGGTATATTTTGTTCACGCTGACCTTGCACAGAGGCATGACAAGTGTGCTGTAGCTATTGCACACGTAGACAAGTGGGTTAACATTCAAGTAATAAAAGACTACGAGCATGTCGCACCGATTGTTGTTGTGGATGCCGTGGCATGGTGGGAGCCACGTATCGAAGGGCCAGTGGATCTATCTGAAGTTAAGCAGTGGATTCAAAACCTAAGAAGAATTGGTTTTAATATTGGCATGGTTAGCTTTGACCGTTGGCAATCTTTTGATATCCAGAATGAGCTAAAGCAGGTTGGCATTAGAACAGAGACAGTTTCTGTAGCCAAGAAGCACTATGAGGATATGGCTATGCTTGTGTACGAAGACAGGTTGGCAATGCCTGCAATTGAACTCCTTTTTGAAGAGCTTACAGAGCTAAAGATTATGAAAAACAATAGGGTAGACCACCCTCGTAAAAAGTCTAAGGACTTGGCTGACGCTGTATGCGGTGCTGTGTTTGGTGCAATATCACACACCCCAAGGAATACCGATCAAGAGGTTGAGATTCACAGCTTCCGTGATAGGCCAAAGGATCGACTTGAAGAGCTACCCCCTAACGTGATACAATATAAACCCATGCCAGAAGATGTAAAAGAATACTTGGACAGCTGGGGGATGCTTTAACTTTAAGCAACCTTTAAGTTTCCGTTTTGATTTTATTCGTAAAGAGGATGTAGAATTGATTTTACCTATTAGTATTGTTTACTTTTCAAACGTATCTGAAAACACAAAAAGATTTGTTGAGAAGCTTGACACAAATGCTAATAGGTTGCCCATTAAATGGGATAGGGATAACCCTTTTCTTATTGAGGAAGAGTATGTCCTAGTTGTTCCTACTTATGGTGGGGGTAGTGAAGGTCATGCCATACCAAAATCTGTTAGAGAATTTTTAAATGTTAAATCTAATAGACAATATTTGCGTGGTGTGATTGGAACTGGTAATACTAATTTTGGTGAGCATTATTGTAAGGCAGCAGAGATGATCTGCGAAAAGACTGGTGTTCCACTAATTGCCAAAGTAGAGTTGCTTGGCACAGCAGAAGATGTAGAAAAAATAATAGGAAGGTTAAGGCTGCTTTATGAGTACGAATTATAGCTATCATGAGCTAAACGCAATGTTGAATCTCTATGGTGAGGACGGCAAGATTCAGTTTGACAAAGACAAGGAAGCGGCTAAGGCATATTTCCTAGACCACGTAAATCAAAATACTGTGTTCTTCCACAGCTTGGAAGAAAAGATTGATTACTTGATTGAAAGCGAATACTATGAGCAGGAAGTTCTTGACCAATACGACTTTGATTTTATAAAGTCTTTGTTTAAGCAAGCTTATGCACACAGGTTCCGCTTCCCAACGTTTCTTGGAGCATACAAGTTTTACACAAGCTATGCCCTAAAGACATTCGATGGAAGTCGATACCTTGAAAGGTTTGAAGACCGTGTTTGCATGAATGCACTCATGCTTGCACATGGAGATAAAAAGCTTGCTCAGGATCTCGTAGAAGAGATTATTACTGGGCGATTCCAGCCTGCTACACCAACCTTCTTGAATTCTGGCAAGAAGCAGAGGGGTGAATTTGTTTCATGCTTCCTGCTTCGTATCGAAGATAATATGGAGTCTATCTCACGAGGCATCAATTCTTCGCTGCAGTTGTCAAAACGTGGAGGTGGTGTAGCACTTAACCTAACCAACCTACGTGAAGCTGGTGCACCAATTAAGAAGATTGAGAACCAGTCCTCTGGTGTGCTACCCGTAATGAAATTGCTAGAAGACAGCTTCTCCTACGCTAACCAGCTAGGTGCTCGTCAGGGTGCTGGTGCAGTTTACCTAAACGCACACCACCCAGACATCTTGCAGTTCCTTGATACCAAGCGTGAGAACGCAGACGAAAAGGTTCGTATCAAGACACTAAGCCTTGGTGTGGTTGTGCCAGACATCACGCTAGAGCTTGCCAAGGCCAACGAGGACATGTATCTGTTCTCGCCTTATGACATTGAGAGGGTATACGGAGTTCCAATGTCTGATATTTCTATTGCAGAGAAGTATCAGGAGATGGTAGACAATGCTGATATTCGTAAGAAGAAGATTAACGCTCGTGATCTGTTTCAAACTATTGCTGAGCTTCAGTTTGAGTCTGGATATCCTTATGTAGTATATGAAGACACTGTAAACAATGCTAATCCAGTCGAGGGTAGAATCAACATGTCTAATCTTTGTTCTGAGATTCTTCAGGTAAACACACCTACAACATATAATGCAGACTTGTCTTATGATGAGATTGGTAAAGATATTAGTTGTAATCTTGGCTCATTGAATATTGCTAAGATGATGGAGTCGCCAGACTTTGGCAAGAGTGTTGAGGTTGCTATCAAAGCTTTGACATCTGTTGCTGACCTTAGCTACATCGAGTCCGTAATGTCTATTGCTGAGGGTAACAAAAAGTCACGTGCTATTGGTCTAGGCCAGATGAACCTACATGGCTATTTCGGCAAAGAGAGAATGCACTATGGGGATGAAGAGTCTATTGACTTTACTAATATTTATTTCTACACCATCTTGTTCCATGCTCTCAAGGCTTCTAGTGAGATGGCTAAGAAAACTGGCAGTCCATTCGACAACTTTGAAAATTCAAAGTATGCTTCTGGCGAGTTCTTTGAGAAGTATACCTGCTGCGATTGGAAGCCAGCAACCAAGAAGGTAGCCAAGCTATTCAAGAATGCCAACATTGATATTCCTAATGCAGCAGATTGGGAAAAGCTAAAAAGATCAGTAATGAAGCATGGCTTGTACAATCAAAACCTACAGGCTGTTCCACCTACTGGATCAATTAGCTACATCAATAATAGTACAAGCTCTATTCACCCCATTGCTTCTCAGGTTGAGATTCGTAAGGAAGGTAAGCTAGGTCGTGTCTACTACCCAGCACCATATCTAACTAACGAGAATAGGGAATACTTTACAGATGCTTATGAGATTGGGCCAGAGAAGATCATTGATGTCTATGCTGCTGCAACACAGCACGTAGACCAAGGTCTATCTCTAACGCTATTCTTTAAGGATACTGCTACTACTCGTGACGTAAACAGAGCACAGATTTACGCATGGAAGAAAGGTATCAAAACAATTTATTACATCCGTATCCGTCAGCAAGCTCTGGAGGGCACTGAGATGGACAACTGCGTAAGTTGTATGCTATGAGTCAAGGAAGGTATGCATATTTAATGGAAAAATTTATTAAGCCAATTAACTGGAATAAGATCGAAGACCCAGTTGATCTAGAGGTGTGGAACAGGCTCACAGCCAACTTCTGGTTGCCAGAAAAAGTTCCAGTAGCTAATGACATCCAATCTTGGTCACTTATGACAGACGAAGAAAAAGAGCTAACGAAGCGTGTATTCACTGGCTTAACAATGCTTGACACCGTACAGGCGACTGTAGGGGCTATCAAGCTAATGCCAGATGCACAGACACAGCATGAAGAAGCAGTGCTAACCAATATTGCTTTTATGGAGTCTGTTCACGCTAAGTCATACTCTAATATCTTTTCTACTCTCTGTTCTTCAGATGAAATTGAGGACATCTTCCGTTGGAGCATGGAGAATCCTTATCTTAAAAAGAAGGAAGAGATTATTCTAAAGCGATACGATGGCAAGAATGAGATGGAAAGAAAGATTGCATCTGTATTGTTAGAATCTTTCTTATTCTATTCTGGATTCTATTGGCCAATGTATTTGTCATCAAGATCTAAGTTAACTAATACCGCTGACATGATTCGTCTTATCATTCGTGATGAGGCTGTGCACGGTTACTACATTGGCTACAAGTTCCAGCAGCGTTATGCGAATCTGGTTGATGAAGCTAAGGATAGATATAAGACATACGCTTATGATCTTACGATGGAACTGTTTGATAATGAGGCAAAGTATACTGCTGACCTATATGACGGGGTAGGACTAACAGAAGACGTAAAGAAGTTCTTGCACTATAATGCAAATAAAGCACTAATGAACCTAGGCTTTGATGCATTGTTCCCAGCAGAACTAACTAATGTTAATCCTGCTATCATGGCAGCACTGTCACCTAATGCTGACGAGAATCACGACTTCTTCAGCGGTAGTGGATCATCATATGTCATCGGCAAGCACGAGAGCACTACTAATGACG